TGGCAAGTAACTTATTGGATGCCTGATCCATTTCGTATCAGATATCCAAGACCAAACTATCAGCATACCATGAAGGCGAACGAAGGTTCTCCTAAGACTGATAATGCTACTGATAGTAGACCAAGAGACTTCCCAGATCAACCAACTGAAAGACTTGAGAGGACATTATGAAGTGTAAAGTTGAACTATACAAAGCAGGTACAGTTTTTAAAGAAATTGTAATTGCTAAAGACTATAAAGATGCTAGGGAAGTTGCTTTAGCAAGAAATCCTGGAGCAACTCTTATGGGAGTCACCGCAGTATTTGACTAAAAAATATGATTTAGGTGGACAACCACCAATAGCAGTCAACATCCTTAGACTTATTAGTGAGTTGGAAGGTTCTTCTCAAATGCTCAAATACATGGGGTTTGAGGAAGATATGAATGCTATCAATGAAATGAAGAAGAGATATTATAAACTCTACTTCAAGACCAACAAAGAAGAAAAAGCAAACAATCCTCTATAGCTCAGTTGGTAGAGCAGGTGACTGTTAATCACCCTGTCCCTGGTTCGAGTCCAGGTGGAGGAGTTCGCTCGAATAGCTCAGCGGTAGAGCACCTCCTTTACACGGAGATTGTCGGGGGTTCGATCCCCTCTTCGAGCATTATAAATATGTCAGACCAAACTCGATGATGAAAACTTCCAAATTGAGAAAGATGATTCAAAAGCCTTTTCGCTTTCATCATCAGGATCTACATGAAGAACTAGATGAATTGAAAAATGAACTCAAAGAGATTAAAGGTATTCTGCAAGAACTGCGCGGTAGAACTGACAGCAAGTACCAAAGTAAAGTCATGTGGTTGCAGCAACATGACTACGATTTCGACAGATAGGATATCGGCAACAGACCTCTCCCTTGTAGTAATTACACAAGGGGAATTGGCAGTTGAAGAAACGATTGTTCAATTGACTAACGAGGACAGAGAATGGCAAGAAGAACGTCGTCAACGTAAGGTTAGAAGATTGGATTTTGAGGTGAGGTAATGCTTAATTTATTAAACACTGACCACACAATCAGATTTGACTTAGGAAATTATTGTAATCTTGCTTGTCCCACTTGTTTTAGGAATACTACTGCGGCAGAGCACCCATATTTGAATAGTCATTATGTGACACCAGAAGAGTGTAGGCAATGGTTTCCTGAGGAGTTTCTGCGTAAGCATGTATGGCAATTTATTTTCAATGGTGCTTCATCGGAACCAACTTTAAATCCTCAATTCATGGAGATTGTTGATTGGTTCCATGATAAGGTACCAATCCTCAGAGTATCTACTAATACATCTACTAGAAATCCTGACTGGTGGTATGAATTGGGGAAAACAAAAATTCATCCTCATTTTGCCATTGATACTTTAACACCTGGGAATGAGATGTATCGTATTAATGCTGATTCAAAGAGAATTCGCAAAAATATAGAAGCATTTGCTGCTGCGGGTGGAAAAGGAACTATCAAATTGATTCTCTTTAAACACAATCAGGATGAAATACCTTTCATTAAAGAGTATGCTAAAAAACTAGGGCAGGACTTGTCAATCCGTGCTAGTTATGATATGGTGGGGAAAAGTTTTTATATGGTTGAGTCAAAGGGTAAAACTTACAAACTTGAAAAAAATACCCTTGAGGATCTTCAAAGGAGTAAACCATATAGGGAGTTATATAACTCCTCAAATCCAAAGGACTTTTGTCAACTGACTCTGGACAAAACTTTCATCGCTCATTGTAACGGTATAATCTATCCATGCTGTCACATTGAGGGTTGGTTTTTCAGTTTTTATGCAAACTTTTTTGCTGACGGTGTAACTACAACCCCTAAACCAAGAGAAACAAATCCTGTAATTTATGATGATTTTATTTCTAAGGTAGAATCTGGTGGTGGTATTACTAAATTATCACTCAGACACCATTCATTTGAAGAAATTATAAATTCTAAATTCTTTAAGACCCTAGCATTTAATTGGAAATTAAAAAATAATCAAACTTGTATGAACTGTAAAAATTGGAACGGTTCCAATTTTACGGGTGATCCTAATAAGTTGACAACCACCTAAAAATTTGTTATACTAAAGCGACCACTAGGAGTATTCTTTACTGTCAAATGGCTAAGAGTCCATTCTTTTCTAAGTTTAAAACTGAACTCAACACGTTGACTGCTGCCGTTGAAGGTAAACTTTATCTTGACGAAGACAATCCCAAGTTGTATGAAAAGGTATTTGAGTATTATAGATCTCGTAATGTGTATTTTTACGGAGAATCTGAAAAAGATTATAACCTAGTGTTGGACAACCTAGAGTATGATTTAATGGATAGTGGAGTTCTAGCGTAGTTATGCTCAAAACTTTATCATGTGTTCATCGTAACAGACCGTGGGGTTGGTATGAGACTATCGAATCTCATGACAAAACTTATAAGTTAAAGAAAATTTTCGTCGCCCCCAACCAAAGATTTTCTCTACAATACCATAGTCACAGAATGGAACACTGGATTGTTGTTGAGGGATCTGGTACTGTGCAATTGAATCAATATACTGAGGATGTTTATCCTGGTAAGCACTTTCGTATCCCTCAAGAGTCGCGTCATCGTATGACCGCTGGTGATAAAGGTATTCTTTTCTATGAAGTCCAGTACGGAACTCACTGCAATGAAGACGATATCGTGCGTCTTGAGGACGACTATGGTAGAATATCTATGACGGAGTATTATACAGACTGATGTTATTAGTTACTGGTGGGGCAGGATTTATTGGGAGTAACTTTCTTCACTACCTGAAGAAGGTCACTGATGAAAAAGTTCTCGTCGTGGATAACCTAACTTACGCTGCGGATCTTCGGTTTGTGCCTGGAGATCCGCAGTTTGAGTTTTTATGGTGTGACATCACGAACGAGAAGCATGTAAATCATGTATTCAAAAAATATAAACCAAAGAAAATTTTTCACTTTGCTGCTGAAAGTCATGTAGATAATTCTATCAAGAACTATAGACCATTTTTAGAAGCAAATGTAGTTGGCACAATCAATCTTCTCAACGCTAGTTTATTAATTGACGTTGAGAAGTTTCATCACATCTCTACTGATGAAGTTTATGGGTCACTTGAGTTAGACAGTGACGACATCTTTACAGAACAGACACCTTACGATCCTAAGAATCCTTACAGTGCTAGTAAGGCAGCATCAGATCATTTTGTAGGGACCTGGCACAATACCTACGGACTACCATATCTTATTACTAATTGTAGTAATAACTATGGATACCATCAACACGTAGAGAAACTCATTCCAAAGGTTATCTTTAGAGCACTGAAGGATGAAGTTACTTACATGTATGGTGGTGGTTACCAGATTAGAGATTGGTTGTGGGTAGAGGATCACTGTCGTGCTATCTGGATGCTAGAAGAACAAGGTATACTAAATGATAGATTTAACATCGGTGGTGACTGTGAACTGTCTAATCGTACAGTTACTAAAATGATCTTAGAATATATGGGCAAACCATTCGACTTGATTGGTGTGTCTGATGAACGCCCTGGTCAGGACTTGCGATACGGTATGAGTTTTGATAAACTTATGAGACGTACTGGATGGGAACCTACTATGGCATTTGAGGAAGGACTTGATCGAACTATTGCTTGGTATCTAACACGATGATTTCACTTTATGGAGCAGGGTTCGTCGGTGGTAAGTTTGCCAAGATGTATGAACCCTACGTTGAGATTCAGGGACGCGATGAACGCAACCCTAAGTCAAAAGAGATCCTTTATTTTATCTCTACCACCCATAATTATCACGTCAAGGATAACATCACCCTTGATGTAGACACTAACCTAAGAGTTCTGTGTGAGGTTCTAGAATACTGTAGATCACAAGACATTGTGTTTAACTTTGTGTCCTCCTGGTTTGTATATGGTCAGGGTGGGTACATGCCTGCCAAGGAAGATAGTCGATGTAATCCTACAGGGTTTTATTCTATCACCAAGAGGTGTGCTGAGGATCTGATTAAGTCTTTTGCTGATTTGACAGGTATGAAGTATCGCATTCTTCGCTTATGTAATGTGATGGGACATGATCATAATGCCACCCGTCAGAAGAACGCATTGTGCTGGATGATCAACGAACTTAAAGCAGGTCGTGACATCCAACTCTATGACAACGGATCACACAGTCGTGATATAATGCATGTTGACGACGTATGTCGTGCTATCTGGACTGTCATGGAGAAGGGCGAGTTAAATGAGATCTATAACATCGGGTCCGGTAAACCTACTAGGGTGTCTGAGATTATCAGTCTTGCCGACTACTACATAAAGTCAAGAGGAAAGATTACGAGTATGGATCCTCCTCAGTTTCACAAAGATGTTCAGTGTCGCGACTTCTGGTTGGACACTAATAAACTTAAGTCTCTTGGATTTGAGCAACACATTACGAACGAATTTATTGTTAAAGACTTATGTCTATAAGCGAAAAGGTATCGGGGTTTATTGATAACCTACGGGCAGAAGGTGAAGATCTATTCCCATACCTTGCCAATAAGGATTGGGAACCTGGTAAACCTATCTATTACTCAGGTCCATATTGGGATGACAAAGAAGTAACAGCAGCAATCACTAACCTTCTAAACGGTAAGTGGTTGCCTGCTGGCGAAGAGGTGAATAAATTTGAGCGTGCCTTCTCAAAACGATTTGAGTTTGGGTACAGTGTGATGGTGAACAGTGGATCATCTGCCAACCTGGTGATGATTGCTGCTCTGAAGAAGTATTTCCAGTGGGAAGATGGTGATGAGATTATTGTCTGTGCTTGTGGATTCCCAACCACGATCAATCCCATCATTCAGAACGGTCTAAAACCTGTATTTGTAGATGTAAACTATGATGATCTGAACTGGAATCTAGATGAGATCAAGTCCAAGATTACCACCAAGACTAGAGCGTGTTTTTCTTCTCCTGTCCTTGGTAATCCCTATGACTTTGATGAGTTTATCAAGATTATTCGCGCTTACAACATCCACTATATCGCGGACAACTGTGATTCCTTGGGTAGCAAGTGGCGAGGTGAGTTCCTTACCAAACACGCCATCGCAGCGTCTTGTTCTTTCTATCCAGCGCATCATATCAGCACGATTGAAGGTGGAATGGTTTCCTCTAACGTTGAGGAGATTGTTCAGATCGCTAGATCTTACGCCTGGTGGGGTCGTGGTTGCTTCTGTGTAGGAGCCCAGAATAAACTGGCCAACGGTGTTTGTGGTAACAGATTTGACCGCTGGTTGGAAGGGTACGACAAGGATGTCGATCATAAGTATGTCTTTGGCGTCCAAGGATACAACCTTAAACCTGCTGACCTGCAAGGGTCTATTGGTCTCGTACAGTTGGAGAAGCAAGATGAGATACATGCTATCCGTCGTCGCAACAAAGCTCGACTTCATGAGATCTTCTCTAAGATCCCTGGTGCGAGGGTTATTGAGGAAAAAGAACATGCAGAAACAAGTTGGTTTGGTGTTCCGATTGTCTACGAACAAGGTAAACACCACCTTGTAAAATATTTAGAGGAAAATCACATCCAAACTAGAAATTATTTTGCGGGTAATATTTTAATGCATCCGGCATATAGAGGATTAGAAGACTATAAAAACTACCCTAACGCATCTAGAGTTCTAGATGATGTATTTTTCCTAGGTTCTAGTCCTGTTATTACCGAACCTATGCTAGACTACATAGATGAGGTTGTTACCAAGTATCGTAAAGAACATCTTTTTTATCATCCAGTATGAATTACACTAAGCGAGCTCTTGTCCTTGGAGCCGGTGGTTTTATCGGCAGTCACATGGTGAAACGTCTTCGCGAAGAAGGTTATTGGGTCAGAGGTGCTGACCTGAAGGATCCTGAATTTGAGAAGTCTGCGGCAAATGAGTTTATCACATGCGACCTACGTGACTACAGTTGGGTAAATCGTCTTATTAAGTTTGCTGGATATCAAGGTAATTTTTATCATCAGATTGTAGATAAGTTTCTAGAACCTTTTGACGAGATTTATCAGTTTGCTGCCGACATGGGTGGTGCTGGTTATATCTTTACTGGTGAGCATGACGCAGACATCATGCATAATTCTGCCGCAATCAACCTAAACTTGCTACAGGCACAGCATAAGTTTAATGAACTGAAAGGCACTAAGCATACTAAGATCTTCTATAGTTCTTCAGCATGTATGTACCCTGACTATGCTCAAGAAGAAACAGACAATCCTGGATTAAGAGAAAACGATGCGTACCCTGCTTCTCCTGATTCGGAATATGGTTGGGAAAAACTCTTCAGCGAAAGACTTTACTTTGCTTATAACCGTAATCACGGTATTCCTGTTAGGGTCGCTCGCTATCACAACATCTTTGGACCGCAGGGGACCTGGATGGGAGGAAAAGAGAAAGCACCTGCTGCAATCTGCCGTAAGGTCGCTTACCTCCCGGAGCAAGGTGGAGCAATCGAGGTGTGGGGAGATGGCTTACAGACTCGTTCCTTCCTGTTCATTGACGAATGCATTGAAGCGACTAGACGACTGATGGATAGTGACTTCATGGGTCCTGTCAACATTGGTTCGGAAGAAATGGTCACTATTAATGAACTGGTAGACACTGCTGCTCGTGTAGCAAATAAGAATGTAGAAAAAATTCATATTGATGGACCCACAGGTGTCCGTGGTCGCAATTCTAACAACGATCTCATCCGTGAGAAACTTGATTGGAACTACAGTCAGACCCTAGAGGAAGGTATCCGTAAAACTTATAAATGGATTGATGCTCAGGTCATTAAGAAGTTTGTAGAGGACAATTATAGTGAGTAAAGTATTGGTAACTGGGGGAGCCGGATTCATCGGTTCCCACATTGTAGATGGACTTATTGCTCGTGGTTATGAAGTCATTGTTATTGACGATGAATCTTCTACTGCCAATGAAGAGTTCTTTTATAATGAGGAAGCAACGTATGTAAAGCAGTCTATCTGCAATCCACATACGAAGACTTTCTATGATGGTGTGGATTATGTGTTTCACCTAGCAGCACATTCTAGAATTCAACCCGCACTAAACAATCCTATTGAGTGTGTTGAGACCAATGTTCTTGGTACTGCCACTGTCCTACAGTTTGCCCGTGAGGCAGGTGTTAAGAAAGTTATTAACTCTTCTACATCATCCTCCTACGGTCTGAAGAATAAACCTCCTCTAAAGGAGGACATGATCCCTGACCCACTGAACCCATACTCAGTATCTAAGATTGGTGCTGAGGGTATATGTAAGATGTACACAGATCTATTTGGTCTTCAGTGTATCACTCTTCGATATTTTAACGTGTATGGAGATCGTCAACCACTTAGAGGAACTTATGCTCCTGTGGTTGGATTATTTTTGGAGCAAAAGAAACTAAATCAACCACTAACTATTGTTGGAGATGGTGAGCAAAGACGTGACTTTACTCATGTGAAGGACGTTGTAAAGGCAAATCTTGCTTGTATAGATAGCGTTATTGGTGGTTACCAAACGATCAACATTGGTACCAGCAAGAACTATTCTGTCAACGAGATCGCTGCCATGATCTCTGACAATATAGAGTTCATCCCAGAACGTCCTGGTGAGTGTAGAGAAACACTTGCCAGCAATAGCAAAGCAAGTTATTATTTGGACTGGGAACCCACTATTGA